CTAATCGCAAGCTGGTTTGTAAACTTCTCCCCTCCGAACCATCTACGGAAAGCGATTACTATTATCTGCGCAGGGATGGAAAGACGCGCTATCGAGCAGACGTTTTCGCCGGCGTCAAACTCGGCGAGTACTACTTGCTCGAAGATGCCAGGTTGAAGGTCGGCTTCTTGCCGGAAGAAGTCGAGTATCAGGGTGGAAGATGGCGCATTAGTCGGATTGCCGGACGCAGCAGTCCTTACCTGCTGGGGGAGGTGTACTGATGACGGAAACGGCGCATGAACTCTGGGAGCGCTTACGTCCCTTCGCCATGCGGGACATCGAGCAGCTTGCCAACCTTGCCAAGCGCACTTCTAGCAGCGAGGGAGGGGCGGAAATCGTGCTTTATGGTTCGAAGGTTCGCAGGTACACGGCAGATGAGGACGGATTGCGTGCGGCGATTGGTGCCGCTGCCGACTACGATACGATTACCATCCCTGCTGTACATATCCAACTCAACAGTACGCTAAGTATCCACAAGAAGATAAAACTTATCGGAGTTCGAGACCCTGTGCGGAACGTTTCTTTGGACACTTATCACAAAGGAGCCGTAATCAGTAATGCTCCTGGGTTTGTGAGTGGAAACCTGATCTCTATCATGGTCGGAAACGTTGCGTTGGATAACCTTGCGTTTTTGTTCAATGCGAACTCCACGAATCCTGTACGTGGAATTTCTTGTTCATTGTCGGGTTACTCCTTTCGGGATTTGCTGGTTTATGTCAACAACAGCAGTTCAGGGACGACTTATGCAATTCAGGTTGCTTATTCGACTGCTTTGAGTCGAGTTTACGCATTTGCTTCAGCTTCCTCTGGGACGGCTGCTGGTTTAGTTATGGGACCCCATGCAACAACGCTTTACGCGGATTTGTGTTACTTCGAAGGGATTTCTACCTCTGGGCAAGGATATGGTTGCATTACTTATTCTTGTACAGGTCAAATCGCACATTGTGGTTTCAACGGTACGACTTATGGATTGCAAATAGCAAGTTTTGGAGGTGGATAGATGGCTGTGGTCAAGGTAATCGGGAGTTACGCTAATAAGGTTTTTGTCGCGGCAGGAGAGGAGCTGCAAGTTTACGCGATGCAATATGATACGATTACCGTGAACGGAACGTTGACGAAACTAAACGGTGACCTGAGTGGTGGGACGTCTACGTTTATCGGTCTTACGGATACGCCGAACAGTTATTCAGGTCACGCTAACAAGGTTGTCTCCGTCAAGTCTGCCGAAGACGGTTTGGAGTTCAAAGTCATCCCGCAAGGCACAGGGTCACAAAACCAGGTCGTCTTCTGGGATGTGAATAACCAGATTAAAGCCATAACGGGTATCGAATATGAGTCTGATTTGGACGCTCTGGCACTTATCGGTGACACTATCTACGGAGATTATGGTGAGACCTTCTGGTCTCGCGGCTATGTGGATGTGCGACGCATAACCGATAGTTATAATCCGTTCTTGGCTTTTTGGCGTTCTCGCCAAAGCGGAAGTGGAGCAGTTCAGAACAACGACCTGCTCGGTCGGATTTCCGCTCTCGGTCATGATGGCACTAATTGGGCTAGTGGAAGTCGTGTAAGAATAAATTTGCGAGCGGCACAAAACTGGTCGAGCACGGCACACGGTACAAAGCTGGACGTAGAAGTCACTCCAACAGGAAGTACTACTCCCGTCACTGCTGTCACGATTGACGAAAACGGGCTCAAAAATGAACGCACTAACACGGTGCGTACAAAGGATTATACACTGACCGTGCCAGGAACTGGAACGGCAGTGTTGGGTTCAGGAACGGCTGATGCTATCCCCAAATTTACGGGGACGAATGCGATTGGTGATAGCATAATTAGTGAGACTTCGGAAGGAGTGCAGATTCAAACTGGAAAGACTTTGGTACTAAATGGGTATGGGTTGGATACAAATGGGTATTTTGCAAAGTTTCCATCTCACACTATGAGAGACCATTTCACAACTAGTAACTTGTCGTCTTATTGGACTGGATGGACAACAACGCCATCTTGGACTTTCTATAATTTGATCAATCATTTATTACAAGCTGCCCCAAGCAGTTCTCAAGTAAATATAACTTGTTTCTTGTATAAAAGTCAAAACGTACCTATCGATGGTAACATTAATGCGTGGTGTGCTGCCGACTCAAATAATGTAGATGTGGGTATAAGAATTGATAATGGATATGTAGACAATAATAATGAATACTCCGTCGAATTTTTCATCAGAGGTGGTATTGGAACTTACAGCTCTTATGATGCTGCTTTGTTCAAACGCGAACGTTCTGGAACAACAATAACAGAAATACAACTATCTAGTACGTTTCCTGGGGGAAAAGCCCTTTATTTGAGAATGACTATTGGAACATCATCAATAATTTGGCTTTATGCAAATGATGATGTACATAGCAGTTTTACTGCGTCTGCATCTTATAGTTTTACTCCCACCCGACATGGTATATTTGTTCGTAATCGATCCAGCACGGGTCCCAGGGCAGGTTATTTTCATTTCTATTACACAAATTTTTAAGAGGTCTTATGGACATTTATCGCACAGGACATAATTCAATTTATATACAATCTAAAAAATACCCCGCTTTGCGAGTGGAATTAATACTATCTGATAAGGACACAGAAGAAGCCGCAGAGAAAAAATTATTAGAACGATTACAAAATGCAGAAGCAGAATATGAACAAATTATGCATTTTATGCCAGACGAGGAAGGTAATCTAGTCGAAATTCAAAAAGACAAACCAACATTATCAACTATTAAACGCTGGATTCGGGAGTATCGCAATCAACTACTTACCGAAAGTGATTTTGCTGTTTTACCTGATGTACAAACTAACAAACCTGCATGGCAAGCGTATCGGCAACGATTACGGGATTTACCAGCGACCTGGAAGCTAGATACCGACAACCCAGAAGTGGATTTATCGCAAATTTATACTTATAACGATGTGGTAACATTACCGTTTCCTAATCCCCCTAAATAGGGGAAAATGAAAAAAAAAATCGACAGAGATGTTAGGTTATAATTACTGTGGTAAAATTAAATTATAGATAATTTTTGAGTAGAGGAGGTATAAAATGTCTGAATTTTTACTTTGGCTCGTCAGTGGTGGTTGTGTTATTGCTGCCTCATGGGCTTTAGAGCAGGTAGATTGGTTTCAAAATTTAACTCCCCAACAAAAGAGATATTTGCAGTTTGGTTTAAGTGCTTTTCTAGGTCTGGGAGCTTTATTGGTTTCAAATTTTGTCCCTCAGGAAATTTTACAGACTTTAGAGCCGTACTTTCAAGTTTTAGCTTCTGTATTTGGAATGATTTTCTTAAATCAAGCTGCGCATAGTTTAGACCCTAATAGGAAAAAGACTTATGGTTAGAAAGTATATCAATCAATTTAAACGAGCTTTTAAGAGCTTATCTAGGGAGGAAATTAAAGCTCTTAAAGAAGAACATGAGGACTCTTTTATTAGGAGTGGAGCTTTAGCAGTAGGCTATGACGATGAGGGATTAGTTATCTTTACAGATAAAGACATTTCCTATCTAAATAGTTATAGTCTTAGCAAAGTTAAAGTTATTAAAGTAGATTCATTTAAAGCCTATAATAGAACGGCTAAGATTCGACCTTTACAGGGAAGCATTTCTATCGGGCATGAAAAAGTTACGGCGGGAACTCTTTCTCTAGTTGTACAGGAAAAAACTAGTGGTGAATTTTTGCTATTGTCAAATAATCACGTATTTGCTAATACAAATAAAGCTCAAATTGGAGATAGCATTTACCAACCTGGTAAATATGATGGGGGTACTGAGGTTGTGGGGACTTTATATAAATTTATCAAATTGGAAAATGGTACAACAGTTGATGCAGCCCTGGCTAAACCAACCGCTAAATATTTGACAGGAATCTGGAATTTACTTCCTACAGTAAATGGGTGGAAAGACCCCTCAGTTGGGATGTCTGTAAAGAAATATGGGCGTTCTACAGATGCTACATCTGGTTCTGTTACTGCTATCGGAGTTACAGTTAATGTTGATTATGGCGGGACAACTTATACATTAAAGGATTGCTTTATTTGTAAAATGGGTGGCGCCCCTGGAGATAGTGGCTCTCCAATTTTAGAACAGGGAAGTAATAAAGTAGTTGGTATTCTTTTCGCAGGTGGAGGGGGGTATATCGTAGGATGTAAAATCAGCAATATAATGAACCTTCTTAATATAGATATTCCATTTGATAGGCG